CAAACGTCGCCGCGCCACGGGCAACAGGATTGCCCCACTCACCACGAGCAGCCATCGCTCTCCCACATGCCCGAGCGCGCAATGCCCCAGCTCGTGCGCGATCAAAAATCGCAGGGCTGGGGCCGGCGTCAAAGCGAGCGAGGCACTGTCGAACACCACGATCCGCTGTGGCCACGCGAGCACCGAGAACCCTCCAGGGCGCAGCAACCGCTGTGTGTACAGACGCACTCCGAGCTGCGCGGCGCGCGCGGCCACGTCCTGCGACACGCGCCCAAGGCTCATCGGCTCCGCGCGCACAAGCAGAGTCCACGGCGCCAGCCAATTAAACGTCACCCATAGCGCGAGCGCGACAATAAGCAATTCTATCATCGCTGCATGAACCCCGCGCCGGACAACTCCTTTGCGCGTTCGATCTCAAAGTCGGTGATTATGTCCTCTGGCTGAATCGGCGAGCCGACGACTTTCGCGTGGATGATCGAGCGGCAATTGAAATGTCTTGGGGGCAATAACGCCTCCAGTGCCGCAGTCTGATCCCCGCCGCCGTGCTGTTTCGCCCCCGCTGGGGTGAGAAATACCTTACCATGCAAGAGCTTGCAAACCTCTGTGGTACGCTCATCCAAGATCGCCGAGTACCGCACGCCGTCCACGAATCGCGCGAGCTTCGGGTCGAGCGCCGCAGTGAGCCGCCCGTGGTTGTAGGCAGTGGTAGTGTTCGTGCGCACGATGGTCTCCAAGCGGTGCGCGCTCACCACCTTGCCACCGACCTCCCCGCCCAGATACGGTACGAATGCCTCCCACAGCTCGCGCATCAGCTCGCCGGTAGCGGTACCGTTCTTTAGTCCCTTGACGAGGATGCGCTGCGCCTCACCGAGCAGATCGTCGGCGAGCACATCCGTGATCCAGAACGCGGCCTGCGCGAGCCAACGCGCGGCGGCGACAGGGGTGAAAGAGGCAGCATACTCACCTGGTGCTCCGACCTCGGCGATCATTGCCGCCTTCCCCGCGGCCTCTGCGCGCGAGAGCATCCCCTGCACCGCCGCCTCAACCTCAGCGCGACGCGGCAGTGTATTGAACGCACGCGGAGACTTCGCGATTTTCAGCTTCGCGGCGAGATCCGAGCGCACGCGGCGCAGCTCGGCGGCGAGCTCAACCTTGCTGATGGATTCGAGCGCGTCGAGCTCAGCGCGAAGCGAGGCAGTGTCCGCGGCCCCGAGCGCGAACCGCGTGACCCGACCCTCAGCGTCGGCGGTGGCGAGGAGACAGCATGCGGCCCCATCCTGAGCGAACGCCACCAGCCGCGCGACGCGGCCGGAAGGGAGAGCGATGGCGAGAGGAATCATTTACCAGACAACTTTTTAGCGGCCATTCTGAATTCACGAGCTTGCCGCTCAAAGCTCTTCCTTATTGCGTCAGCGTTTTGCCACTCTATTAGAGCTCCCCACACCTCCGGCCGATTATCCCCAGCCCTTCCATATATTTCCCGAAATTCAGATTTGATTTGATTGTATCGATCCTTCAACTCAATCGCTTTCATAGAGGCTGCACTTCCAGCATCCCATGCGGCGCGCTCCAGGCTCTTTAACTCATCTACTGACTTGCCCTTAGAAGTAGACTTCCATTTTGGCCCATTGGCTGGCGCGAACTCTCCGCCGTCCTCGGTCCCTGTTGGGCGACGCGGGTGCTTCGACTCGTCCCACTGCGCCAAACACACGACCTCCCCCTCCGCAGTGCGTATCCACGTCCCATCCGCTACCTCAGCGAACTGGCGCATCTCGGTGGTCTGCTCTTCCTCTGGAACTTCCTCGGGCGCCTTCGGCTTCTCTTTCGATTCCTTAAGCTGCTTCAGCTCCTCCGGATCCTCGTTCTCCGGGAACCCAAGCGCCGAGCGGATATGCGTTTCATCATCGGGGATCTGATTGACCACGCGGCCCGCAACGAGTTCCGCCCAAGTCTTGAATAGTTCTACCTGCAGCTCATCATCCAGCCGCGCGAAGCGAAAAATTGGGTATGACTTCAACCCCGCAAAGTTCAAATCGCATGTCGGACGCACGAGCTGCTCATTGATCGCCGTCGCGACGGCGCTCTGGAGTTCGCCGACAACATACAGAAATGCCTTCCAATGCACATTCGAGCGCGCGAGTGAGCCGCGATTCTCCGCGGCGCCGCCCTCGCCTGAGAACCCTGTGAGCGATGGCTGGAGCAGCGCCTTCGCAATATCCGCGTCGAAACGCGCGAGCGCCGCGAGGAACACGTCTTTCGACTGCGCGGCGAGCTGCTGTGAGGAAAACTCCAGATCGTCCTTGTTCCCGCGCGGAATCAACCCGAGTGTGGCGTTCTGGATGTTCTTCACGATGCTTTTCAGTTTCGTGACCTCAGCGCCCTGATACGCGTTCGTGTTGTAAAGCAAAAACAACGGCGGCATCCCGTAGCGCTCCAGCATCACCGCGAGCCACTTATACGCGTTGTCCTTAGTCCACCACGCGCGATACGCCGCCTCCAGATCCGAGCGACCGTACGGATTCTCGAACTCGCTCTCGTGCGAATAGACGATGAACTTGTCGGGCGGGAACGCCCTCTCGTTCGTCTCGACGCCCGGCACGTAACGCTGCAGCAGCGCGAGCACACGCCCGTGCCCGTCGGCCTCGAAATCGAAGTAGTGCGGTTTCGCCGAGATGAGCCGCGCAAGCAACAGCTTGCCCTCGCGCTCCTCGTAGACCTTCTCGGTGATCGAGTAGCCATAATCCATACCGAGCATCACCGCACGCAGCGCGCGATTCATCCCGCCCGGGACCGCTGTTAGCGCGTCACGCACAAACTCCGTGACTTCCCAATCTTCGTCCTGGTCGCCCGGCGAAATCACCTCCCACCCCGCGGCAAGCACTGCGTGTTTTTTGAACAGCAGCGCTGCCTTCACCTGCTCGTCCACTTTCATCTGGTCGAAGATGTTCATGCCCTTACGCGTCACAAGCACCGACGGATTATATGGCGTCGAGAGTCGCCCACCGAACAGCCGCGAGGGATCGACGAACACATCCCCGCGTACCAAATCCGAGCGCTTTGGCATCAGCGGCTCCGAGCGCGATGTACCGAACGGCCATAGCGCATCCGCAAAGCGTCGCAACAACGTGCGTTCAGCCATGACTGTCTCCATTTCACGCATTCCCATACATGCCCCAAGGCGATCCATCGCCCTCGCTCAACGCCACGGACTCCGCGACCTCGGACCCCTGCTCCACGTCAACAGGGCCGCTGATCTGTGTGAGCCGCTCGAACGCCGAGGACGAGGCGTCCGCGTCGTCCTTCGTCCTCCCGTCAGGGAAAGCTTCCAGTGAGGTGCAATACGTGTCATACCACACTCCGCGCAGCACGTCCACGTTCCCGTGCTCGCACTGTGCCGAGAACGGCCCAAAGCGCGTCGCCTTGTCTCCAGACTCCTGCGAGGAATGCACCATGAATCCCGCGAGCAGTTTCACCAACGTCGCGACTTGCGCCTTGCCCGCCTGCCCTGGATCCTGGCGAATTGCCACCTGAACCGAGCGCCCGTCGCCCTGTGCGGTGCGCAGAATCAATTCCTCAACTTTCGCGGGACTCACTTGCGCGCGGCGCACATCGAGTACACAGTAGCGCTTCGTCCCACGATACCGGCCCAGCTTCACGCCCACTGTCCATGCGGGGGAGTTGCCCTCAGTCTTTTGCGTTGCCGCCAGGTCCCACCCACGCACAACAGCCTCAAACGCGCTCTCTGGTGCCATATCCAGCGCCGGGCACCATTCACGCTGAAATAGCAGTCCTGCCGCCGGGCGAATCTTCCAATTGCCACCGAGCAACCGTTCACGCTCCACACGACCCAGTGCTTTCAGGTTACCCAGATACTTAGGATCGTTCGCCATACCGATTCGATTATCGAAGATATTCCCAGGCACAAAGGCCACCGACTTCGGATCCGAGTCTGGATCTCCGCTCTGCTCAATCAACACCTCTCGCGAATCTCCCCACACCACAACATCGCCATCACGAATGAACCACTGAATCTTCCCTGCGCGCTCCGGAATTGGATAACCCGTGTCCGGATCGATCCACCACGCAATGAACTCCGCAAGCCAGGAGTCCACGTTCGGATTGCACGTCGCGCGCATGTAAGGCGCCACCCCAGAGTCCGACCGATTGCGCGAGAGCATGTAAAAGAACTGCGACCTCTCAAAGTGCTCCAACTGGTCCCACCCGATGAACGGCACCTGCGCCCCGTCCCACGAGAACACATCGTCGGGTTGCTCCAAGTGAGCGAACTTAATCTTCGACCCACAAGCAAACCGATGCTCCAACTCCCCGCGCACAGGGCTGCTCCCGATGAGCGGATACAGCTTCATCGACTCATCCCACAACGCACCAGGATTTGTGATTTGTGGAGTTTCGCGCCGAAAGATCACAGCGTAGAACAATGGATTATTAATGTGCCGCACAGGCTCCATCAACAACGCGAAAGTTTTCCCTGCGAACGCAGCACCGCCATAAATGACAATGTCGGCGGGAGAGGAAAGAAAAAGTTCTTGTGGGCCTTCTTGCGGCTTGAACACTCGCGCAACTTCGCGAGCAATCGTGCGGAGCTTAGTCGCGCCCATTCTTCGGCAGGTAGAACGTAACATGGCTCTGCATCGGACTGCCGTCCTTGCCAGTCATCTCTACCGAACTGACAGTCGGCACGCACCGAGCTAAAAGAATCTCCGCAGCCTTAAGCGCGGCCTTGGACATGTAGACAGGAACCTCAACAACATTCCCATCCGCACCTTTCACCTTCTTTTTAATTTGATCAAGCGCTTGTTTATTCAACCGATCACGGATTAGCGTCACTTGCACGCCTGCCCGAAAAGTCTCAATCATCGCGGGGCTGCGAATGCGTTTCGCATGCATACCTTTTTTCCCAGCCATATTTTCGACCTCTCGCGCCCACAATTTTGCACCAAATCAATGCTCAAGAAAAGCGTTTTCTGCACTGGCTCCTTATTTCTTCAAAACATTTACGATCATCAAAAGCGGGGTCACGGGGTCTCGCGTGATGCTCGGCGGCGGCGGGCCGCTTGGCTGTGGCACACCCAGATCCACAGTAGGAGGAGAGGTTGGCGGTATTGATGAGAGAGGGGGGGCAGGCTGGAGTACTGGCGTGCCGGAAAATAGGTTCGCTGGTGGCGTATAGGACCACGGACTATTCGCCGTGTCACCGGCAACTTTTTTTGGTGCCACGAATCCGCCGACTGCATTCCCGATTAAACCTGCCATAACATCCTCAATAGAGTGTTATTTATCATAGTCTTA